CCATCGCCGTCAGCGACTGCTTGATGTCGCCAAAGGCTTTAATGGCGGCGCCCGCTTCGGCGGAAATTTTGAGCTTAAGTTCTAAGTCTTTAGCCATAATAGAGGTAACCCATGGATAAGTTTGATCAATACCTGGTGCGCTGGTCGATGGTCTGCATCGCTTTGGCGCTGCTGGCCCCCGCGTTCCCGCTGCTGGCGCTGCTGTTCCCGGTGTTTGCGGGGGCGGCGGTCCTGTTGTCAGCGGCTCTGGCGTGGGCGGTTATCGCCCGCGCTCTGGCTTTGCTGCGCCGCCGTTAGGCTTTGCCGCCTTGGCTTGCGCGGCAATGGCGGCCAGAAACTGGCTGCCGGCGTTTTTGTCCTGATATTCATAACCCAAATATGCAGCCACTAGTTGATGGGTTGGTGGGTTGCGTTTGGCGTAGTCGCTCATGTCCTTGAGCTGGCTCATCGTGACATGCTGATCGATGTAATCATACGTCCAGCCATAACTAGCGGCCAGGTGCGCGTAAATCTGCCCAAAAGCGTCATCGCCCGTCGCCTGCGCCCCGGTTTTTGCTGGGTCAAGGCCGCACAGGTCGGGGATCGCCACGATAAATACCGCCAGCTCATCGGCGCTGACCGCTCCTAATCTCTGGTTGCCGAAAACCACCGCGAGCAGGCTGCGGATCAAGGCCATGCGCTGATCGGCGGCAGCGTCATCATCCCCCTGCACCCGCGCCAGGGCGTTGTACAACTTCAGAATGCGGCGCACCTGCCCTAATGGTGGATCCGCCACTGTCCTGATTTTGCCGCCCAGCGTGATGTGATGGAGGGTATCTTCCATTTGTGTTCCCGAGCCGAGATCGTGCGTTGGGCAACGCAATATGGGGCGGAGTTTGCAACCCCGCCCCGCACCTTTTGTTACAACCTAGCCGGTCATATAAACCCGGCCCACCTCGCCCGATACCCGGTCGGCAATGACCTCATAGGTGATTTTGTACATAGCAAAATCATCCAGCTTGGTCGCAAAACCAAACGCCTTGGGCACCGCTTTGGGGTATTTGACCAACCATTCATGGCCTTCCGCCGCACCGCTGATGTCCAGCGCCACAATCGGCGTTGACCCCATATCGTTGTTAGCCATCACCAGCGTCGCACCGGCATCGGAAGCGTATTCGTAGTCGATATAGACCTTGTCGCCATTATTGCTGAAATCAAAGTAATAGGTACCGCTGTCGGATACCGCATACTGATCGGTGAGCAAAGATATTGGCGATGTGAGTTCAACGCGAGTCAACGGGAAGCCGTCCGCATTGCGCACGCCCTTGTCCTCGACAAACTCACCGCCGTTGGGCGGCGTCATGGTCAAGAACTCAAAGTCAGTGGTGTAATAGGCCCTGACCGTGTCACCGACATCCGCCGCAGCAAACGTGTAGATGCCGCCGGCGTCAACGTCATATTGTCCGGTAGTGGGTGTCGCTGACTGGGTCAAGGACTCACCCACCGCCACGCCGGTCATGGCGGTGCCGGTGTTAGCTACCAGATCGACGTGGTTATTGGCCACAAACACCGCCGACGAGGGCGGGTCGATGATGCTGATATAACCGGCGGTCGGTAAGCTGGCAATCAGGGATGATACGTTGACGTCGTGGGTCAGATGGGCAATAGTGACGCTGACTGCCTCGGTAGCCGCAAACACAAAGATGCCGTTGCTCGCTACCTGGTAGTGTTGCGCAGCGGGCGCAACACTGTTGGCGTTATATCCATCTTTGGTAAACCAGCCAACCACGCCGGTTTTGTTGACCGCAGTTGACTTGACGAACAACGCCGTATTAAACGATAAACTGGCCGGGATTTTGAAGGTGGATACCACGGTAGCCCCGCCGAGTACGGTATAAGTGATAGCAGCGCTTTTGCCGACATCGCCTTTGGCGAATGTGTAAATGCCGCCGCTAACCTTATATTTACCGTTAGGGATCACCGCTTCCGTCGCTACCGAGGCTGACACGCCGCCAATGGTCGCCGAGGTGTTGGCCTGCCATTTCGCCAGGTGAAAGGTCTTCTTGTTGGCGATCTTGATCGTGGTGTTATATTCATCGGGCACCAGCGTACCGGCGCTATCGCGGCGGATGCTGTGCGAGCCATCAACCACGGACTGCCCGAAATACAATGCGTTGAGCATCTTTAAATAAAGCTCGCCGCACTCAAACGATACTTCGGTGGATTTTTTGCCTTGCGTGACGTGCAAGGCGAATTCTTTTTGCCCGTGCATCGACTTGACGTCGGCCTTACCAAAGTCCGCCGCTACGTTTTGCACAGCCGGCGCGACGATCACCTGGGGCGGAGTGATTTTATTGCCCAGCGCATCCTTGACCTGGGTGATGTGGACGTGGCCGGAGCCGAAAACAACTTGGGGTTCTGACATGACAGTTTCCTATGAGTTAGTTAAAAATTAATTGGCTTTATCGTCTTTAACGGCAGGTTTGGCGGGCTTGGCGACAACCGGATCAGCGGCTGCGCTAACAGCCACAGACTCCGCGGCTTCGCGTTCTAATTGCGCCAACCGGCCTTTCGCCGAGACAAATCCCCAGCCCCAAACACTGGAGCTGACTTTGTCATCAGGCACATCGATAATACCGTTGTCATCGGCGACATATTCAACGCCGCCCAGGGTGAGTTTGTTCGTGTTTGCTTTGTAGAGTTGCATGGCAATAATCCTCTTGTGGTTAAATAGTTAGGTAATGGGTCGATATAATGTGTTCGGGTCACGTCGCCGCATTGTCACCGTCACCAGCGACAACTTGGCGCAATGACACAACACACCGGCGAACATAACCGGCCCTGAGTCGTCCAACTGTAGCCCCGTCTGGTCCTTGTGAATCGTGGTCAAGTTGGTCAACCCCAATGTGATGTCATCCCGAAAATCAAGGCGCATCCGGTCAATCAACGCATCGAACAACAATTCGGATTGAATGGCATCAACAATCGCCCGGAAGCCGGTGATGCGCCAAGTCGTTGCCTCCATGTGCTTCTGGCCTTCCTGCCATTCGCGGATTTGGCCCCGGCTAACAAACCAGCCCAGCAATACGCCATCGGTCACATACATAGCCTCAAGATCGCGCATCTCATCGGCATAACGCTGGTAGGCGTTGACCTTACCGATGCCTTCAATTGATGCCAATTTGGCGACAATCGCATCGCGGATCGCACTGCTCATGCCATGCCCCCGATTTCCGCCAGCGCATCTTCGGCGGCGCGTTGCAGGCGGGCGTCAACATACGGCTGAATCGCCTGTAAGCCATCCCGGAACATAAATGCGCCCTGGGTGCCGTGATGGGCAATTTTGCGGGCGATGCTCAGCGCAACCCCTGCCGCTTTGTCCCTCTCTATGCCCAATTTAGCCACCACCCAATCCTCCAACGGTGCCAACGGCGGAAAATGTGGCTGCGTGCCCAGCTCTACGGGGATAGCGTAGTTGAGCGATGTACCGACCGTGCCCATCAGTCCGCCCGGTACCGGCTTGGCAAACTCAACGGCCTCGGCAGAAAAAATCGATTTCCGCAGCAATTGATTCGCCCCGGTTGGGGTGCGTTCGCCAACTTCTCTTTGCGCCAACAGCAAACATTCGTTAATCGCTACCCGCAAATGCTTCAGCGTAATATCCGGCGCAGCCGTAAACGCCGCCTGGATCGCCGCCATATTTTCCGGGACGATGCTCAGTTCCATGTAGTCGGCAGTGGGTGGGTCAAACGGCGGCGGCCTCGGGTGTCACGCGCGGTAAACGCCACATCGACGCTGGCGGGTACGTTGCGTTTCGGGTCTATGCCCAGTTCATCCAGATAGCGTTGCCGCAAGGTTTTGGCGCGGCTCGCAAATGCCCGTGCCGGGTCTTGCTGGTTCTGGCTATCCGCCGCCAAGGTCGGTGTGTTCTTGCCCGACAAGCGGCTGGCCTCCATTTCGCATAAAATCGCCGCCGCCCATGATGCCACCGCCTCGGTATGGTGTGAGGGCAAGGTGTAAGCTTCCGCCGTCGCCAAATGCGGCACGGTGTACCAAATGCGCAGCTCATCACCGCTACCCGCCTCCAACTCAATGCGCGACACGGTGTCATCGTTATAGGTGTAATAATCCTCGCTGCGAAGATAATGGGGAGGGCGTTGCCCGAACGGGTATTCCACCTGATTGATCCCCGAAAAATCCCAATCAAAGGCCTCCGGCAATACCGCCCCGCCATCTGCCACGTCCAGCACTGCCGACACCACGCGGGGTGCGTCCTGGTTGTAGCGTGTCATCGCCATATCCAGCGCGTCCTCGTCCGCACCCGTGCCGAGCTTAGCCAGATCGACTTGGGCAAGACGTAGTGCGGTGGTTTTTAGTGCTGCTCGTGTCATATCGTTAAATTATTAATTAATGCGTAGCTGTAAATTGGATTCGCCGTTATGCCTAGCCAGGGCATAACGACTTGGTTGTTGATTTTTACTATCGGCTACCCCACCGCCGTGACTCCTCGGCCCCATTCGTTACACAATGTATGGCTCAGCCGCTTTGGTAATGGTAGATTGTCAACCGCTAACGAATGCAGTATCGGTCTATTGCCCCATTATTACTTACAGCCTCAACGCCCAGCATATATACGTTTACGCCACCACAGCTTTATAGAAACCGACGTGGTTCAGGACTTGTCCGCCGTAAATATGGCGGATTTTGTACTTGATCTGGTCGTTGCTGAACAAGCTGCCTTGGTTCGGCGTGTCTTGAACAAATATCTCCGGATCTTCATTGCCGTTGAAAAAGCCCATCTCAATCAGCGGTACATCGTTTTTATCCGCTGTCGCCACCCAGTTATTAGTATCCGTCCAGTAATCGACCACATGCACGGTCGGCTTACGGCTTTGCACAAAGGTTTCATCCATATTGGTGTTTCTAACGAAAAGGTCGAAGGCCGTTTCTTCCAACTCGCCCGGCACCAACAAATGCTTCAGGATCACACCTAATCGTTTAGCAGATGACAGCTCAGTACGTTGTTTGATAGCCAACCGTGCCGCCGAAAAGCTCGCTGCGCTCAACGCCGTAGAACCCAGGTTGCCGCGTGAGGCGTGGAACAATGTCACCGAGTCGCCCAGGGTCGGATTAGTGACCACGAAGTCATGCACGAACTCAAACAATGTCCGCGCCGCCGCATTCGCCATATTGAGCGGGATGCGCCGGATCAGGCCGACATCATCATTCGCCAGCGTTTCCAGGCTGAGGGTTTCCACCCCGCCGCGCTTGCTGATCGAGTAAGTCTCTTTTTCATCCCCAGGCGAGGTCAAAGCCGCATAAGCGCCGTTTTCCGCCACCGCTGGCAGGTTGCCGTAACCACCCAGGCGGGTACGCTCATTAACGCGGAAATCACGGATGGGCACAATGTCTACCAACCAACGCCAGTCTTTGTAAGCCTCCAGATTGTTATAATCGGCAATCATGCGCCGTGTGATGGAATCGCCCAGGATGTCGGCAAAGGTACTGGCACTGATCGCCTCGCGGAAATTAGCCCCCGCCGCTTCGCGCAACAGGGCGGTATCGCAATTTTGCAACAAACCCGTACAGCCTCGGTCGCCGGTGATGTCGATATAGCACTCGCGGAAGCTCATGGCCTTTTTGGAGCGGTCGAAGAAATCATCCAACATAGTGCGGACTTTTTCGGAACGGTCTTGCCCATTTTCAAAGCGGTTGCCACCCAATCCGGTCACAAAACCAGCCTCCGACAAATCGCCCAAGCCTTCTTTAAAATCAGTAATCAAAATATCCAGGGTTGCTTTATTCGTACCCTTGTCAATCTTGGCATATAGACGTTCTTTCAGCTTTTGCGGTAAGCCGGAATTATCGACCGCCTCACGCATATCAAGCTTGTCCAGCCGTGCTTCTATGCTGGCAATGTCGCCACCCAATGCAGGCAAGCGTCCAGCCACTGCCTCGCGGTACGCCGTTTCCAGCACATCGTCATCAGCCACATTCAAACCTGCGGGCAAGTTGCCGCCGTGTTTGGCTTTTACCGCCTCGATCATTCTTTCTCTTAACGCCATATCATCAGCTCCCACAGCTTCGATTAAATTAATGATCCGACCGCCAGCACCAGGCTCAACAATCAAATCCAAAGACTTTACTTTTGTAATGGACACGGCTTCCCGGAATGCACCCTTTGGTTTTGCCGCTCCTGAGGCATCAATGCTAAAACCGATCAAGCCCAACATATTGCGTTGTTGCATTTCCACTAATTTGGCAGGTAGTCCGCTTGACTCCAGCACATGCAAATCCGCCTGGATGCCGCCCGCCTCGGTAGCTGTTGCCTCCACAAACACCGCATTCAGCAATTGTCCAATCAGGTTGCGGGTGGCCTTGCCCATGCCTTGCAGATGTTCCTCATCAGATTTCTCGAATACCCGCGTACCGTCAAACATCGGCGCAGCTTCGCGCAGCACAGTGGCTGGGTAGTCGATATTGTTTTTAGATAGGCCAGCGCGGATCACCCACACCCTCCATACCGTACCCGCAGCTTGGCCTTCTGCCGCCACAGCTTCAATCATGGCACTATCTGCTCCCTCTCCTGACAGGGGGAGGGCTGGCGACTGCATGGATGCAGGAGGTAGGGCAACGCCGGGAGCGGTTGCCGAGGTGGGAGCATCAACAGGCACATATTCCTCAACGACTTGTGCCGCCGTCCCTAACATTACCGTGCCGTCATCAGTCAAGGTGTAGGGATACGCCCAACATTTGCCGCCCACTTCAACGATTGCGCTATCAGGATAAATAGCCTCCAGATCAACCCAACTAGGCGTATTGGGCGCACCCGTGCAAAGCACCTTTTCCAACGCTTGTCTTACCGCGTTGATAATCGCCCGGTACTCGGTAACGGCTTCGCGCAAAGCGACATCACGCAAGCCCTGTTTAGGGATTCGTTTGCTCATGCCTTATCAGCCTCTAACTTGTGGCCGCTGACCGTTACCACAACCACACGGTCGCCATAGTCGCGGAAAGCAAACACGTCACCTGCATCAATGCCAACCAGCACCGCCGCCTGTTCAGCAGTAAGGCTTATCTCGGTTGCTTCGGTGAATAGATTAGCTGGTGGATTCTTAGGTGGCATCCGCTGTTCCTCTGTATCAAGTTACGTTAGGCACAGGATACTGGGATTGCGGACTACAAAAGAGGGGAAAGCCTTCCTCCCCTAAAAACTAAGCAACAAGATGAAAATAGCCGCCAATCCGTGGCTTATAAGGTGTCACAATGCGTTATAACGCGGGGGAAGCTCAATGCTAAGCCTGTCGTGGCGGCCATTACGCCAAAACGCCGCCACCCTTGCCAAAAACTTCTATGAAGAAAAACGACTTTATCCAACAAGCGGCGATTGAATTTATGCCGCAAACGGACTGGAACACCGACAAGGCCATCGCCTATGCGGAACGGCTTTGGGAACGCTTGAGCGCCAAAGGCTATGGCGAAGCCAAACCCAGCCAACCGCGCGACATACCCAAGGCTTACGACAAACTGAATCCAGTCATGAAAACCCAGTTTGATTTGTTCTGGCTGGCATTTGATTTAAAGACATGCAGCAAAGACAAGGCGGCCCTGCGCTGGCTGCAACTGGGGGAATTGGGCAAGGCCGAAGTCGCGCAGATTATTGCCGCCGCCAAACAGACGGCGATAGAGCGCAAGCAACAACCGGACGGCTACATACCCAAACATGCGGAAGGCTGGTTGAACGAACGGCGCTGGTTAAGCTACCAAGCCTCCACAACCGAAGAGAAGAACAAGCAAGCCAGCCAATACCAGCAGGCCGTGAACAAGCTGAACGGCGACATCATCCACGCCAAAAACATGGCGGCACAAACCGGTGAACAATGGTGGCAGGATGAAGCCGACAAACTCACTGAGAAAATGAGACAACTACGCAAACAGGTCTAATGCTGACAAGCTATCAGTGCCAAAAAATAGCCCGAGGCCATGCCGCCATCAAAGCCTATTACCTGCGCGGACATAGTGAGGCGGAATGGGCGGCAATAACCCAAAACCCGAAAAAATTTAACCGTGTCTGGCGGCAAATGCTTAAGCTGCCGCCGGACGACACACCACCGCCGAAAGCGTATCGAGATTAATCAGCGCCGCTACTGCTTAACGCCGCTGAATTGATTGCCTGAATACGGATTACCGGATTGCCAAGCGATGCCGCTGATTGAATCCTTACCCTTGCTGATATACGCCTCTACCAAGCGTCTGCGAGTGCCGATAGTAATGGAGCCGTAGACACGGCAATCGCTCAAGACGTTAATTGTGCCGCGCAGAGTAACCGACGCAACATCCGGCAACCAACAGGTTGAACTGGCGCCAACAGTCGCGCCGACACTCGGCATGACCAATGTGCATCGGGCAACGCTATCAAAGACGGTGAACAGCCGCCAAGTACCGGTCAGGTCGGCGCGGGTACAGGCGGCATAAGCCGGGGTGGATAAAGCTGCGCTGATTAATAGTGTTGAGGCAAATATTTTCATTGTTTTCATGGCATTTATTTCCTGATTATAAAAAAGAACCCTGTAGTCCTGTAGGGTACGCACCGCGTACCCTACTTAACTTCCCCGTATTTGAATCGTTCCCATGCTCCGGCGTGGGAATGCAGGTTGTAACGCTCTGGCGTTACGCAACGCCGGAGCGTTAACGGATGAGTTACCACGCTGGAGCGTGGGAACTATAAAACACGCCCACACAATCATTAGTGATAAAAACATGCAGCGGGTACTCCACTTTAAACCGAGCCGTCTCGCGTCCATGAAACATTACCACTGCGTCACTTTTTTTAGTGCGTGGAATCGCCATCACCACGGCGAACGCGCAATTTCGGGAGGGTGAATAATTTGCCATGCCTATGCCATGTTGGCCGTTGGGCAAATCAAAATATTCTACTGTCATAGTCAATCCCCTTTATTGATTGTTTTCATGTATTCAGTCATGAGGCTATCCAGCCTGTTCAGGCGTTCCTTTTCTTCCGTGATGGACAAGATGTCTTGTTGTTGCCGCTCGCTCAGAGTATCGAACAGTTTTAACAAACTGATCTGCCTTGGCTTTAGGTTTTGGCGGGAAGCATCTAGCTGTTTCTTTTCTTCGTCGGTCAAATAACTTGGTTCTAGCGGGTTGTAAAACCTCACGGGTTCAACCCTTATAGATTCGTCTTGCACCCGCAGCAGCCAATTGGCATCGATTTCCTTATGCAGCACCAGCTTAGCCAAGGTCAGCGCCGACAACGGTAACGCACCGTCCATGACCTTTCTTAGATAAGGCGTTTTTTCGCCAATCTCCATCGCAAGATGGTGCGTTTCTATCTGTTCATTAGCCATCACCGCCTTGATCCTATCCAGCAGAGCCTTGTCCAGCTCATTATCCAGCGGGTCAGGTTCAGTCGGTGGCCAGTTCACCGAAGGTTTACCTGTCAGGATGTATTGCACATCGGCTTTTTTTTCAGCGAATGCCGCCAATGCCTTTGCATTTGGAAAAGAATTACTTTTTTCCCAATCAATCTGAGACCTTACGGATACACCCGCAATTTCGGCAAATTCCGATTGATTTAACCCAAGACGAACCCTCTCTTTTTTTAATCGCTCACCAATATGCATTTTTCTTCACCTAAAGTATTGACACATGAAATTTACTGCATATAATTAAACCACATTGATGATTTATCAATGCGAATTTAACCAAACCGGAGCAATACCATGAAAAAAACTACAGTAACCCCAGAACAACTGAAAGCCGATTTTGAAGCCCGCGGCGAATCCTTTGCCAACTGGGCACGGGAAAACGGCTACCTGCCCAACAAAGTATACCGTGTCGTCAACGGTTTGGACAAAGCCAAACGCGGCAGGGCTCATGAAATAGCCGTCAAGCTCGGCCTAAAAGCCGACATGAGCAACAGCGCTTAGGATGATTTATGCGTAATTGCTCAGCTATATCCATTTACCGACAAATTAAAAGAACTGTCGCACCGCTGTCACCCGAAGAGATAAAAAACCAATTTAAAGCCCGTGGTGAACCTATTAGCAAATGGGCAAAAAAACGTGGTTACCCGCTTAACCGCGTCTATCGGGTGCTTAACGGTCAAGACAAAGCTTTCTGGGGAAAAGGCCATGATATTGCCGTTGCCCTAGGCATGAAAGCCAATCCCAACCAACCCACCACTTAGGAAAACACTATGTCCCTACAAGAACTAGCAGCCCTATGCGAAGCCAAAAAAGACGAATTCAATCGGAAAGGTATCAACGTTTCCGAATGGGCTAAAGACAATGGCTTTGTCCCAAACGACGTATACCAGGTACTCAATGGCCAGAGCCGTGGCACTCGTGGTCGCAGCCATGACATTGCCGTCAAGCTCGGTATAAAACCCGACCCCAACCAACCCAGCGCTTAGGAGACTGCCATGAACCAAGACATCTTCCCCGAAACGCTGCTTGTTGCTATTGCCGACGGGCATACCTACACCAGTTCGCTGAAGGTAGCCGAACACTTTCACAAACAACATAAGGATGTATTAAGAGCCATTAAAAAATTGCTTGCAGACTGCCCGGATGAGGACTTTTCGCGGCGCAATTTTGCGCCGCGAAAATACCAATACCACACAGGAAAAGGCCAACTCCGAGAAGCAGAAATATACCATCTGACTGAAGAAGGATTTGCCCTATTGGCAATGGGCTTCACCGGCAAGCAAGCCCTGCAATGGAAGATCGACTTCCTGACTGCGTTCCGCACTATGGAGACCGCCCTAAAAACCCCTATTGAACGCCGCGCCAATGCCTTGCACTTTTTACGTCCACATTGGCTGATTATTGAGCAAGGCGTTAACAACAGCCTATCCCGACAAGAAATCTGCGTCCAAACAGGCCATCGTTCACCCAACACCATCACCGCGAATAAACGTCGTATGCGCTCCATCGGCCTATTGAACTAGGAGCTTGCCATGCTGACCACCCGCAAACTCATTATTGTGCTGACCGTTTTCCTTGCCGTTGGCCTGTTGTTTTGTGCAGCCAACTGGCTGGGGCATGTGCGCGGGGCTATCCGCGCCCAAGCGCTTAGTAAACAGTACAGCCGTAACCACTATCAGGAGTTGTCATGAAACCATCAAAGCTAAAACCCGGCAAACGATTCCTGCTCACCGGCTCGGATCAACGCCAACGCGAAGCCGTTTTTATCCGCCGGCATCCCGCCCAAGGCGGTCGCAAGGCCATCAACATTATCCGCGTCCCCGACTTTGCAGGACTTGAAGGTCCGAACGACGACGGCACCTGCACGATAAGCGACTACGACTTTAGCCGCAAAACCCAACCGCTTAATGCTGCCTAGGAGACAACCATGACCATCACCCGCTTGATAGACGGGCGTTACCACGCCCGCATAGGCCGTCTGGAAGCGGTCAACCATAACCGCCGTGTTGCCATCGCCCTGGTGTTGCGGCACTTTTACCCCAAGGAGCATAGTCATGAAAGCCGATAGCTACGGCACATTCTCCGAACAACAACGTGCCAACGCTGGCTGGCGCACCGCCCTAAAGGGCGAAGTCCGCTGCGATGCCTGCGTGTACGGCAAGGAAGAGTCCCGTAGCAATGGCGGCGCAAATGCTATTACCTGCAAATCACTGAAGGTTGCCAGCAAGCCGAACGCGACCTGCAACATGGCGATTTGCGATGTTAGCCCAATAACCACATACCCGGATAACGCTATGACCCAAACTACCGAAAACCATGACTTGGTGCTGTATGACCGACACCGGATTGTGGGCGAGCTCAAGTTTTATATGAGCCAATCTGCCGAGGCTATGCTGGAAGCTGGCAAGCGATTGATTGAATTGAAGGATAACGAACCGCACGGCGAATTTGAGCGCATTGTTGAGCAGGAATTGCATCTTGAAGTGAGAACGGCTCAAAAAATGATGAAGGCGGCGATTAAGTTTATGTCGCCGCAACTTGAGTCAAAAGCGAATGCGCTTTCGCTTTTGGGGAAAACAAAACTGTTCGAACTAATGAGTGAGGATGATGGAGAACTAGCCGAACTAGCAGACGGCGGCAAATTAGCAGGCATGACGCTGGACGATATTGACCGCATGACTACCCGTGAACTCAAGGCAAAGCTACGCAAAACCGAAACTGACGCCTTTGAAGAATTGAAGAAATTAAGGGGCGAGCTGGATGCAAAAGACCGCAAACTAAAATCCCGAGCGGAGGAAATCAGCGAGCTAAAAGACAAGCTTGATGACAAAAAGGTGCGGCAAGTAGACGAAGACCCGATGGTTATCAAGCGTGAAGGTTACATCAAAGACCTCATGAATGA